TAATAGTCGTCTAGCCACCTTGTAGGCTTTATACTTACGTTTGATTTTCATTTTCTTGGATAGGAAGATGCCCCGAATATCCGAGAGTCCCCCTGTTATTTTTTCATCCTGATACCGTTTTCTCTGTGTCCGAGTCCACTTAGTTTGCATTGATTACCTCGGACTTCCACTGGTCAAGTTTCCCGTCCCATTCCCAGCCGTCAAGCGGCATCTTCCGTTTCCCTTGCAACCTCATGGCTACGCGAGCGGCCTGCCTCTTGCGCCGTTCCTGATAGCTCTTCCGCTGTGATCGCGTCCACTTGCTTCGCTTAGTTCCCATGAGTGCCCCTATCTAACCAACCCTAAGCGTTTAGCCTCTTTCAGCGCGTTTCTAAAGTTTGGCATATCTGGTAAGCTCTTCCCTAATAGTCGTCTAGCTATGATTCCAGCTTTCCTTTGCTCTTCCCATCGGAAATAGTACCGGCCATGCGGCGGGAATCGGCGCTTGATTCTCTCCCATCTTCGCCGGTTAGTTCCCATGAGTCTTCCCTTCAAGCGGACTGTTGCACCTATCGCAAACCTCGCCGTCTGTTAGCTCATCCTCTCTTCCGATCTTCATCATTATCATTCCTCCGCTGAATCCTGATATTCCAATCCATTCGGTGCGGCAAGCCTTAGAACAAAAGTGGTGGGCAGCCACGGCCTCTAACTTTCCGCCTACGCCGATAGGTTCCATCTCCCATGCTTGTATGATTACCAGTCTTTCCTAAAAGTCGTGTAGCCACGGCAGCCGCTTGTTCCTTGCGCCGTTCCTGATACATCGCATACATCTCCTGCGCCTTATCCCATCTCACTCCCTTTGGGGCTGCGGCGAGCCATTCCACATAAACCTCATCGCGGTCAGGATGCATTAAATCCACCTTCCCATTAACCGGGTTGCAATCTTTCTGGCGAATTCCTTACGCTCCTCCTGTATTCTCAACCTCATCGCTTTAACCTCCCGGCGTTTATTCGTCTTTTTCGCTGGCGAGCAGGACACACTGGATTGTTTTAGAATCCTTGCGCCGTGCCGTTCCAAGTCTCTGCGCTTGCGTCGATCCTGCCGCTTGCTATCAGGATGCGCCGGGGATGGGTCTAGGACTTCCCGGACGCATAGGAATATGATCTCAGCTAGTCCCCGCTGTGGAACCCATCGCCACTTCTTCCCGAACATTCCTGCCGGTGTTCTCATCCCGTCCCCCGGTTAGATCGCAACCGCCCGCTGCTGGCGATAGTCATACCTGTATCCCAGCGCGTTAATAATCGCTTCGAGTTCGGCTATTGTACGCTGGGGACGTTTACGGTTGCGGCCATGATTCGGACGTGCGCAGGCTTGCCATGCCGCAACCATTCGCCACTCACTAATTAGCTGTGAAAGTGTCATACCCTTCCCCCCTTCCCTTAGTTCGGGATGCGCTTGAAATCCTAAGCGCGCCAGGTTTACAGCGTGGAGGAATGCGCGGGCAGGCCATCCCGTATAGATCGCATCTTCTGTTTTTTTCAACTCCGCTCGCATCGCTCGCGTCATACATCCCCCGGTTATGTATTCTTTAGCCTATCGCGCAGCCGCTTCTCAATTCCTTTGATGGCTTGCGCTTGCGTCATATACCACCCTTCAAAGGTTCCCCACTCCGTCTGTATGCGCCATGATGTTCCAACCTTAACTGCCGTCATATCGTCCCCCTTACAGCGTTACAATACTCTAGTGGTACGCTAGTGTCAATATACGGCTATCAGGGGCAAGGATACGGCATCCTGCCCCTGTAAAGCCTATCTGTCAACAAAGATCGTTTCCCCGAATGGAGCTTCTTTCCCCGCGCTATCAGTGAGCCATAGCGTAGGAATTGAGCAGGATTCGGGGAAGGACGCATATAGATCGCTGATAGCGATTATGCAAACCGGGGGAGTATCGCTCGCCTCTATTTCAGCGAAGAAGGACTTAAAGCATGTACCTCCCCCGCCCTTGGGTTCCCACGTCAAAGGCTCACCCTGTTCCATCCGGTGTACTCCGTGAATCTTTGTATCGACAAAATACAGCGTCACTCCGGCAGGTTGTACCTCATCCAATACCTGCTCTAAAATGCCCTTTGCAAACTGTAGAGCGACGGATGAGGTACTCCCGGAGGTATCGACTAGCACGGCAACCTCCCCCATGCTTACAGAATTGAGGGATGGCAAATATAGGCCAGAAGCTAAAAATCTGGTATTAGGATAGGCCCAGGAATAATCTGCCTTAACCCGTTCCGTAAAAAATCTCAGGAGTAAAGCCTTAATATCGACTCGCGCATCTAGCGCCGATTCCACTTTGCGAAGCATACCGCCGGGAAGGTTCCCCTGTAATTTCGCCGCTTGCAATGCCTCTGCCGTCTTCTGTTTCCATTCCCCTTCAGTTGGGGCAGGCGTTCCGTCTGTATCCGCCCCGGTAGGCGCGTCCCGCACTTCCCCGGCAGGATCAGGCTTGCCCTTGCCCGCTTGTGGAGTACCTTGCCCCCCGCTGCCGGTTTTATCCTTGCCCGGTTTGGGTTGTGGCAAGCGGGCGAAAATCCACTCCGCAGACTTGCCATGTTGCGCCTTATCGGGAAACAATCCCCCAGCGGGCAGGCTAAAACCGGAGTCTTTCAAGTCCCCGTTAATCGCAAGATCGCAGGCCACATTGAATTGCTTAGGGTCTCGCGCATCCCTCCGCCATGGGTGACCCATTGCGCAGTGCATAACCTCATGAGCGATCAGGCCGGTTAACTCCGCATGAGTGAGCGATTCTACAAAGGTTGGATTGTAGCCTATACTCCGGCCATCGGTCCACGCTGTATCGCAGGCCGTGTCTTCTTTTGGCGTAAGTGATAAAGCTAGAGCGCCGAAAAAAGGCGAGTCTAAAATAAGGCTTGTGCGAGCGGAGGTTATCTTGCGCCGCGCACCTTCCGTATTTACAGATAACCCAAACGGATAATTATCCATGCGACTCATAAATTATCTCCCGGTTGCTACGTTACTCCATCGGCGTTACAGTGTCAAACGGTAAGAATAGGGGGATAAGGATCATCCCCCTGCCCTTATGCCGCTATCCCCTTGCCATAGACACTCATCATTGAATCGAGGATACCCTGCGCCGCGTTAGCCGTCTGTATGCGCGTCACAGTGTCATTCCTGAGCGTAGCGGGTTGCACGGTTGCGAGCGCATCCGTCTGTTTCCGCAATGTTTCCAAATTCGCATCCCCGCTGATATTCAGACGGGTAAGGACATCGCAGAGATCGGTTGCATTACTGATGAGCGAATCCCGAAAAATCGCATCAGGGGACGCGAGTCTTTCATGGATGCTTGCCACACACTTGTAAAGCCGTTTAACCGCGTCCCTATGCGCGTCTTCGAATGCGGTTTTGACGCGGGATTCGGTGCGGGTGGCGATAACGTCTATCTCCGCCTGCGACAACTCCACACGAAAATCCCCGCCAGATGGAACAGGCGAGTATTCAATGGCGAAAGAATACTTTGACGCGATATTGTCGGGATAATCTTCTGCTCTCCATCCCCCATTGAGAGCGATTTTAGAGTTAATCTGAAGTGCCGGATAATCCGCGATAAAATCGGCGAGCAGCGAATCGTAAACATGTTTGGCATCGCGGAGTTTATCCGTGTATCGCTGATAATTTGCAACTGGCAGCATTCGCCATCCGTCGTCACTCCATGCAAGCGTCTGCGCGTAGTGTAGTACGCGTACACCGGCGATGTGAGAGGTTAATGCCTTATAGGATGAGGCATCGCCGGGCAGGAGCATCTTGTTATACCGCCCGGCGTCTGAAGATGCTCCCAGCGCCGCGTTAGTTTCCGCTGTGATACGTTTGTCATACTTGCGAGCGGACCAGGACGAAATTCTGAGACTTGCGAGCATTGCGCGTGAAATAAGGGTATCGTTTGCCATGTTAGTTACTCTCCATTCCTGAGATTAGTTGACCGAGGGGACCGGATGAAATACGGATAAATGAATCTGTATATTGCAGTTTGGGAGTACGGCGAATACAATCGCGCATCAGGAGTACGGCGAATTCCCCGCGTGACGCGTCAACCAAACGCTGCGCATAGACTCCGATACGGGATAGGTTAACATCTGTAGCCTTTGACGCGAGCGCCGTGCAAGTCGCATAAAGCTCGTTTGGAGCAGTCGGCAATTTGCAACCGGCAGGATCAAGTAAGATAGCGTCAATCGAGGTTAGGGATTGGAACATGCGGCGAAAAGCAATGTATTCAACCGCTGCCCCTTCCCCAACCGCCCCGGCCATTGCAGCCGTTTCCACTTGCGCGGGCAGGCCCAGGGTTTCCAGTTTGGCAAGGTTCGCCCAGGTACGCGGCATAGGCGAATTTGACATATCGGCGGTAGGCTGAAAGTTACTGAGAAGATCAGGCCGGAATCGCAGGAATGCGATCAGCGTGGCGGGGATGCCCGCGCCAAATGCCCAGTTTGACCATGAGTCAATATCCGGCGTCAATTCCACGATAGACGCGAACCGGGACTTAACAGGTTCCAAGATTCCCGATACTCCAGCGCGGTCTGTTCGCCGGTTAGTTGCGCCGATGAAAGTTACAAAGTCTGAAACAAAATGCCCGTTAATGCGGCGGGCAAGGAACAGCTGCATACAAGCGGCTTGTACACTTTGCGGCGCTTGCCCCAAGTCGTCAAAAAACCATATCAGGGGACGGGTTGCGTTAATGGCGATTGATAGGTCCCCAAACGGCAGGAAAGTGGCCTGTGTGGACTGATTGTTTGCGAATGGCAAACCTTTGAAATCGGTTGGGTCCGATACGACAGGGTGAGAGGTTAATAGATCGTAACCGAGAATATCCTTAACCTGTTCCGTTATGTCTGTTTTCCCGATTCCCGGCGAACCTGTAATTAATACAGGCAAGCGGGCAGGAATGGCAGCGGTGAGAAGCGTAACTAATTGTGACGGTGTAACTTGCATATATCCTCCCGGATAATGGATTAATGCTATGGTTAGATTGACGTTGTGGCGAAACGCGCATAAGACTTAGAGGCGCAAAACTTAGCCATGAATTTATTATCCCGCGCTGTATAGACGGTGAGACTGCGCAAGAACATAACCGTATATTCTGGGAATCCAGCATCCCAAACCCGTACCATGTACGCGTCTATTGCGTCAAAATTATACGGTTGAGAAGCGGCAAGGGCGGTTAATGCGCCGGTAGTAACCGTCAATTCATCGCGGTAGCTAGAGATCGGAGCAGTTGACGGGTTGGCAATAATATCTCTAATCAATTCGATAACTTGCGTCATATATCCCCCTTCAGTTTGAATATGCCGGTATCTGATACCAGCAGGAATTGTTTAAGATTCGCTGTAATTCGAGTGAGCGGAGTAGATCGCGTAGACTATCGAAGCTGCGCAACTCGCCGTTAACCGATGAAACAAAACCGTTTGACGTGCTGTAAATGGGCTGCATCGCATCCCCCTAGAACACTGTAAAACATCATACTCTGTAATACTGCGCTTTTGTTCCAATCACTGTCAAGTATAAAATGCTTTAGCTGTGAATTATTATTCAGACTAGGATTAATCGCGTATCTATATATAGCGAGGAATTACCACAGCGCGGGCAGGATGCAACTTGCAACAGACGGGAAGAGCATTACAGCGGGGGATGAGCGGGGGATTCCCCGCGCCAGCGGGATTAAACACTTCGCAACATGTTCGCTTTTGTTATAAATTGATTAATAGCCGTCAATCGCTCCACGTTGCCTTATACGGGGCAGGCAATTCTTAATGTGGGGTAGGATGGTTTATTTTATCGGCGTCACTACGGTACCGCAGCGCGTCACTACGGGGCATATTCGTTTCGCCGATTATTCGCTAAAATGCGTAACTAAGGCGAAAACAGGCTAAAAATGAGAATATAAGGCGAAACCGGCACGTTTTGACGCTGGGAACCATACGCGGGCAGGAATCTGTGACGTATCGCACTAGAGAGCTACTAGACGGGGCAAGCGGGGGACCCCGGCACGGCATAGCGCGGCAGGATACTGTGACACTCTCAGACACGGCTTAGGGTACGGTGAGCAGGATCGTACTGAGATCCTACGGAGTGATAGATACTCTAATAGAGAGGGGGGGGGATTCCCCCAGACTCCGCCACTATATCAAACCCGATATTATTATCCCCAAACCATCCCCGATAATCCCCTAACAATTGCGCACAACTAACGCGTACAAACATCCCCTAGACTCGGACCCATTTTTCGCCACCTGCAACGTCCTCAACTGCCCCCCTCTGTAGTCTCGGCGCAGATACATACAAACCATTTACCATGCGATCATAATAATTATTCAATAGGTTTGGGGTATCCTGCGGCATAGGGGCATAAACACCCTACTATCAGCGCGTTATGAGGGTACTATTTGATGGGGCATAAGGGGGCATTGCTTAATCTGTACATTTAGATCGGATATGCCCCCAGATGCCCCCGCAGGTTGTCTATAACTGTTTTCAGTTGTCCGGGGGTGACAACCTATCTGATTGCATCGACGTGTTTTAGCGTTCGACTTACGAATAGGGAACACGAGAAGGCGCAGGATGTAAAATGGAATAAAAATTATAGGGGGTCGTATATTGAGGCGCAGAGATACTATTTATTACTCTAAAATAGGGGAATTTGGGATTCTGAAATTTTAGTTTTGGATTTTTTCTGAGTCATTAATTTAGAAATTTTGGCACGTTCGGAGGGGTTGGAACCGTTTGATTTCCAAGTATTTGCGGCCATCGAGATTACCCAAACATTTCCGGGGGTGTAGCCGAGTTCTGGCACTTTACGGTCAACACTAGCCCAGCAGCGCATGTCGGAACCTGCGTTGTAATCGAGCTTGATATGGGGGAATATCGGGCAAAAAACGGGGAGTATTCCGGTATTTGAATCATAGAGGTCGGCTGGCTTCATGCCACCAGGGACATGCTTTTGACGGGCACGTTTATTGCATCGTTGCGCGGCCTTTTGTTCCCACGATTTAGAATATGGGTTTATTATGTTATTTTCACGCTTACGAGCTTTATCTTTTTCTCGATTTTTGTCTCGCCAGATTTTCTCTTTTGCCCTCACTTCTTCTAAATGTTCGGCGCGGTATTTATTCCAACGTGCGCGGCGTTCTGCTTTGTGGGTTGCGCTGTATTCTTTGGTTTTGATGCGGATGCGCACACCATTTTTCTGGTGCCACTCAGCAAGGCGTTTTTTCCGGCAGGTTTCGCAGCCATCGCCTATATAGTGATCTGTGCCACATTTTTTGCACCGCTTTATTTTTCGCGGTAGGGGCATTGGATTATCGAAGTCTCCCCAAGAAAGTTCCGAGTCTGACATTTTTTCTCCAAAACACTTGACACGGTTCTGTGTGTCTGTTACAACGGGAACACAGATAGGGAGGAAACTCAAGATGGCGGTTTTGAATTTGCGGGATGTACCCGATGATTTGGCACATGCGCTGCGAGTGGAGGCGGCACAGGCGGCTATGGGGATCAAGGATTACTGCGTAGCGATATTTGAGTCCCGAAAAAAAATCGCGGATGATTTGGCGTGGGTGGTTGGGGAAAACCCTGCCTGCGCGCCTATGGGTAAACGGGAATATGGGGATTATTTCCCAGTTATTGATACGACCCCAGTGGAGGATAAGGGAAAGGTCTTGGATGAATTGCGCGGGTTGGTTGCGGGGATCAAGAATAATGTAATAATTACGCCGACGATGGGGGAGGACGGGAATTTCGTAGAGATTTGTCCTGTGTGTGGTGGGAGAGGGATTATTGATGGATGCCCTGAGTGTGGGGTAATTCAGGAATCGTTTATTGCGGGAGCCAAGCCTTGTTCGCTGTGTGGCGAGGAGATGGTTGCGGCGAAGGGGAAGTGGGCGTGTGGGGATCAGTCTTGCGGGATATATGGCCGTGAGCAAGGGAGGGTAGAATGAGGCCGGGAAGGAATAAATATCCGAAGGTCAAGGTTGCATGTACCGCCTGTGTCTGGAAGGGCATCAGGAGCACGTTTATGCAGTCTAACCGCTGCCCACGCTGTCGTGGGGTGGTTACTGCCGCCGAAAAAATCGCGACTGGCGTTCGGGGCACCCCTACCCTGCCGCTTGAGGGTAAAGCTCAGGATGATTGCGAAGTTTGCCACGGCACTAAGGGGGGAGTACGCGGAAACGAGAATATCGTGGATGGGAAGGTTATTTGCGATTACTGTCATGCCGAACATCTTACGAGTAAAGCGCAGGATGATGATTTGCCGGATCGGTTCGGTGAGTTGCCGGAAAGAACCCGTCCATCTATTTTTGACGGGCAACCGCCTCTGACGGAGGAAGATAAGAGGGGGTACAGTAAAGAGCAGTGGGCGGAAATTATCGCCGAAAATTCGGGAGGATTGGATGGCGTTGAAGCGGGAGGCGCGGCAGGAGAAGATAGACGAACTGTTGAAGCCGTATCGAAGGGTGATGATGGCGTTGAAAGCGGTGTGGTGGGAGTTGGAGAGCAGAAAGGGGTAGACGGATGATCTCAGTAAATGCAGCCATTGTAGCGTTATTCTTGGTTCTAGCGGCAGGATTTATCATCGGGTTCGGCGTAGGATACGATCTTGGTAAGTCGCGTGGGGATAAGTTGAAGCGGGACGCAAAGGGGAGGTTCACGCGATGAGCGCAATCACTATTGAGTTTCGGGATGGGACAATTAAGCATATCCCTGAGCAGCGTCGTCCTGGCGGCTCATGGACAAACTCAGTGCGGTACGAGGGAGACTTCGTGATCGTTAAGGACGTGTGGGACGCGACCACTGCGTATCCTGTGGACTTGGTTGCAAAGGTTACGACAAACGAAAGTCGCTGGTAGGGAGGGTTGCGAGATGAGTGTTTTTGATCCAGAGAAAGTAAAACGGGGTCATATTGACTTGACTGGTGACGAGTTCGTACTCGCCAAAGACTTTGATAAACTCCTTGCGCTCTGCCGTCTTCAGCGTGAGATTATCGAGAAAGTTGCTGCGCCCGCCGTGCAGAGGGAGTATGATTGGCTACCGGAAGATGTCAAAGCAATCAGCGATGCTCTATACAAGCAGTATGTGGAATCACTCGAAGGTATAAAACTGTAGTGCATTTGGATAGGGAGGAACAGGATGAATCGGGAATTGAAGCATTGCCAGCATTGCGGAAAAGAGACGGCGAAGAGGATACGCTGTAATATCTGTCACCGGCTATTTTGCCGCGTCTGTATTGGGATGGGAACCACACCCAGAGACCTTGCGGGGCCGCTGTGCGAGAAGTGTACGAAGGCGGGAGGAGAATAAGCGATGGAATTGTGTGGAGAGCATGTAATCACTGTTATTGCTGGAGCGTCGTGGATTTCCTGTGCGCTTGATAAGGGGCATGAGGGAGGGCACCGTGGCAAAGGGAACTGTTTCCGTCATGGGGAGTATTTTGGCGACGTAGGAGCGTTCCCACAATGTCCGCAATGGCCTACATGCTCACAGAATCTAACCGCCGACGAACTGAAACGCAACTATCCTGAGCCAAAGGAATCTCCCGAACTTGCGCAAGCGGTAGCGACGGGAGAGCCAGATTGTACTTGTGGAGCGGATAAAGGTATGGATTGGGGATGTCATGCGATGGAATGTCCCGTACATCAATATCATCTAAACTATCCCACAGCGGCGCGTAGACTTGTAGAGTCTTGGAAATCTCCCGCGCAGGAGTCGGAAACTGTAGACTCTATACAACTCCGCATATCCATGCGTGAACTTAAGGCTACCCGCGATATTAACGCCCAACTCCGTTCGCAGCTAAGGAATTGGGAGACGTGGGGTACTGTAGAGATCGCTATACGAAATCCTAACGTGGATTCGTATATGAAGCATTGGGAAGGACGTGCTTTGGCAGCAGAGGAGAAGGTAGCAGAGTTGAAAGGTAGAATCGCAAACGCATTACTGTAGCAAACGGAGAGCATGATGGCTGAGATTACAGAGTGTCCCTGCTGTGGATGCCAAGAATACGAGATACCTCAAACTGGACAGGACGATGCTATTATGGCGTGTCCGTGGTGTACCGGGAACCTAGATAGAGAACCTCATCTCTGCGCACGGGCAAAGGCTATTCAAGACTTGCGTGCGCTAGGAGTAAAGTAATGCAAGATTGTCCGCATAATACACTGCGTAAGAAGCGTATTACCGACGAGCATCAATATACGTTCAATGCTTATGTCTGTGGTTCCTGCGCGACTATCTTTGAAGTAACGAAACACGAGGAACCAAGGCCAGTGAAAGAGCCGATGTTCCCGAAGAATCCCATTCCGTGGGGATTAAGAGATAGGCAGGCATAATATGGACGACTTCCGCACAAGGTTCCGCGACTTCGATGATCCACGCCATCCTTTCCAGCAGTGGTGGAAGGCTCACGGTCAGTACATGAGATCGGGCGGCGGCAGGAATGAGATGATTTGGGCTTGTCGTGGCTGGATAGCGCGAGAACAGATGACGGATGGAGTAGAAATAACAGGAGACTCTTTGAGCGAGAGACGGCCACACAGGAAATGGGGGAAGATGATTTATGACGAGGACGCGAACAATTGAAGTATGGTGCTGTGGAATCGCCGCCGATCACGAACTAGGAGAAACGTCTGTAAAGGTCTATCCTAGCGAAGAATCGGTATTTGAGCACTGTGCTTGCGCAATGGCGGACGCGGAAAACTGTGCGCCAAGGAAACTGACGGTGACGTTTGAAACTTCGTTAGTGAAGGGTTGAAGGTTACTAGTACTGCCGGGAGAGAACTGAAATGGCAAACGACGAGTTAGGGAAACTGAAATATCCTGCCGACCGTCTAGATTCAGCGGTAGTGGAGTTCAAGGCTGAGTTGATTCGGCTTCAAGGATTGCTTGATGCGCAGACGGGAAAGGTGCGTGAGCCTAAACCTTATCCTATCGACAAAATTACTTATGGAACACACATTCACGATGCTGGTAGACCGTCGTATAGTCAATATGGCAACAGTGAACCAACTCCGTCTCTTGCGTTATCCAGAGCGGCGAAGGCGTATGAAGAGTCTAAGCTGTTGGTTGAAGAGAATCGAGTCATCTGCGCTGAGAACAAGCGTATCGTAAACTTCCTGCTAGATTCAATCAAGAACGCTGGCATTCCTAGCAGAGTTGAGGTTATAGTATCCGGGCCAAGGGCTAGGCACACTAAGCGAGAGTGCCAGGACGCCCCTTGGATGTATTTGGGGTCAAAGGTTCACACTCACGATACTTGGGAGCAAAGCGAAATCTGGTATCAGGATTTTCTAAAGCGAGTCAAGAAGTGGCAGGAAGAGATTGACGCAAAGACCCACGCAAAAGAGCAGGAGGAAGCGAAAAACACTGCTCGTATCGAGGCTGAGAGCCGCAGAATAGCTCTCTGTTTGAAGTATGGGTTTGATCCCATTAAAACTCAAGAGGGTGACCTAAGAGACCTATTCCTTGGTAAGAATAAGTATCTCAGGCTTGCCTACTATCTTGAGCGGAACAGAGGCGATTGGGGCGAAGGATCAGACTTTGCAGAAAGAGGGTTGGATGGATTCAAAATCGAGACGGAAGACGATCAATTGATCTTCGATGACATTCAAAGCCACATAACGAATTGGGACGGGGACGGCAGGATTTTCCGTGACTGCACATGGAACTACGGTAGAATCTATGCCGAGTTTGTTCCTGCGGAGTTACTAGCAGATTTTCAGGCGATAAGGAAAGAAGAGTATTGAGCCATGATCTGCGCGGTCTGTTTTCAGCCTATCGAACAGGACGAGGATGATCCAGAGGAGTATCGTCATAGTGCGGATGCGGATTTGAGATGGTGCTTAGATTTAGGATGTTTGGGAGAGGCTGTACCGAAGGAAGACAAGGAGAAGTAAAATGGTTGAAAAGACACTTTATGTGATACGGCACAAGCAATCCGGGCGTTGGCGTAGTACCTTGTGGACGCGGCAAGGAAAACCAGTTTCAAAACGAGCGGCAGTGAAGGCTCTGGCAAGGGCAAAGAAGGATTGGCCTGATGAAGAGTACCGAATCGCTGAGGCGAAGTGAACGAACCCAGGTTTGAGAACCTGCTGCTCACGTCTGTGGGTGGCGAGAAAAGAGGAATAGTGATGGCCGAAGAGACGAACTTTTATGATGAGGCACGCAGACTTGGAATCGACACGCAATCTGATCCTAACGAATATTGGAAGCCTGAGACTGTTCGCGTTTTTATGGTGGGCGATAGTGGACCTTATGTGGACGCCCTGGACTATCTATGGTTGCTGGATCGTTCTAAGCAGTAGCCCCCTGAGGGGCGAGAGGAGTACGATGATGGCTGCCAAAGTCCGCCGATTGCTGGCAGTAACAAATAAGAATCTTCCGCTGCTTCCAGCCAGCGTGCCGGTTGCATTTAGGAACACGATAGCGAAGTATTATCCAGCGTTGAAGCGTCTTGCAAAGCAGTAGCCCCTGAGCGGGCGATAGGAGTGAAATGAGCGACCGAGAAGTTTGCCAAGCAGCTATTTCCGGTTTGTTTGAAAGCGGCGATAAGATTTGGCAAGACGGCGGAGAGCGCGACGCCCTAGCTTATGTGGGTGAAGATTGGAAATTAGTGCGCAAGTATGATCGACGAGTTATAGCCTACGAACGAAAGAAGGAACAGAAACGTGCCGCACCACACCCCTCCGCATCGCAAACCCCTTCCCCCACGGCGGCTACTCCGGTAGCCGTACCGCCCGCATGGATCAGCGTGAAAGATCGGTTGCCGGAAACTGATTGCGACGTTCTCGCTTATCGTGTTGGAGCGGGTAGTCTTCCCTCATGGATCGAGATTGCCAGATGTTTCACCGACCGGCGCACTCGGCAATGGGTGGGGCATGTCACTCACTGGATGCCGTTGCCCGAACCACCGAAGGGAGTCTGATGAGCAATACGCCTTCTACTGACAAGATTTGCGATAGGTGCCATCGCCCCATCGACCTACAGTATGGGTGTGGTTGCGCTCCCGCCCGAACATGGCAGGAACAGGTTGCCAACATTCAAACTAAGCTGGCAGAGCACACCATCGGCTCTGACCGTGACACTCACCGCGTCAATAACCCGATTTGGAACGAAAAGGAGAATAAGTGAAAAAGAGGAATATAGAAGATATAGAGTTAGATAGAGAAGAGATGCGCCTTCAGATCGACAAGGCTACACTCGAAGGATTTAAGATCGACAACCAAATCAAACGTGCTCAACTTCAACGTATCAAGAATCCGAGTCCAAAGAAGGGATCAAAATGACAACTACCAAAAAACCAGTAAGTATCGCTCGTTCGCACATCATGGCCGCAATCGAATCGGCTCCCTGCGAGTTAGAGTATCCTCGCTACAAACTTATCTCCAGCCTGTACCGTCCAGCGAAGGGTGGAGGATGTAAGGGAGTGAGGGTTATGTGGGAGATCAAGTAATGGCGGACGAAACTTTCAAGATTTACCTGCCGCGTATGGTTCACGGGGACTGGCCTATCGGTCACAAGTTAATCGCCGATAAGGGTATCCATGATGCCGTCAGGAATCCGCACGGAGCGGTTTCGGTAGTGCTTCCAGATGGACAGCTACTCGGGGTAAAACCGGATGAGTTTGAGGAGATCGAAGGCTTAGAGCCGGTAGAGACTATCGCGGAGCGCGAATTTCCTGAAGAGGTAGCATGGCTTCGCAGGAATAAGGATAGTCTTGTGCCGCATATTGACTCCGATCGAACCATTGGGCCAACTGACTGGGATAGAGAGTGTCAGGAGTCGGGGAGGCTGAATAGGCTATGACTACAAATGAAGCTATTATTATGATTGTGGTTGGGGTAAGTATATATATATATATTTATCGCTGGATATATCTTGGGTCAGTTAGTTGAGAAACGTAAGCGCGATAAGGAAATGGCGGGCATTGTCGCGGAAAGACTTCTACGCAGCCAGAGGTACCATCGTCGTCAACTACACAGTTGTAGTGGTGGGTGGCAGAATGCAAGCATGAATCAACAGATTGGAGGGATGCAAGGGCAGCAGGGGATGCTTGGAAGTTTGATGGGCGGTAATCCGGGAATAAGTCAAGGATTTCCTGGCATGTTTAGCACAATAAAAAAGCTATGATTATCGACGGGAAGGTTTATGAACGCGATTGGAAAGGATTCTATAGGTGCCCATATCCTGACTGTCACCACCCAGATTTCCCGGCCAGGAAGTTTAAAACCGATGCTGGATTCATCAAGCATCTCAGTGAGTGCAAGGCGCGTCCATACGGCTCTGGGGTATGGCATAAGCCCCCTGATCCGCCTAAAGTTCTCTGGGGTTTGTGCGCTGATTGCGGCAAGGAAATCTATGAAATGGAGTCCTGTTGGCCTATGAGCGACAGGACTGTATGTGTTTCAAATGGTTGTTGGGAGAAGTATTGTGAGCAAGGAATTGGATTCCACGACTGCGCGGGGCTAAAATTCCCAGAGATTACGCTTTCGCAATAATTACTTGACTTGAGCGCAGAGTTTGGTTTACTGTTCATTCGGGAGGAAATAAATGAAACTCGTGCTTGCAACACTGCTAACGATATTGGTTCTGGTTGGGTGTAGTAGCCATGTGAACCAGATCGCACCTGATCCACACGCCTTCAATCAAGCGGAATGGACGGCTCACTGGAACCAGATGCTTGTTGATTTTGCCGATGATCTAGGAGAAATCCAATACGATTACCCGGCGTGGACACGACAAGTCAACTCTAAGCACTATCGGCTGGTTGAGGATGATGAGTGGCTGACAGCCCACGAAGGCGACGGGATGGATGGACTGCAAAGGGCCGTCGATCTCCTTGCGTTTGCTGTCGAGTGCAGGGGCGGTGTTGAGTTGGACACCATGCGGTATAGGAACGGAATAGGCGAGAAACCGGACACCACGGAAGCCTACAACTGCTTCAAATACGGGAAGGTAAAACCATGAGCGAAATCCACTCAAGTCCAGACCTGGACTCCCGCGCCCGTGAGTCCCTCATCTTCGCCCGCCTGCAAGCGTGGGACAAAGCCATCACGAGCGGCCCTGAGAGCCTGATAAACCATATTGAGAGGAAACCATGAAACTCGCACTCGCAATTCTACTCGCGGCCTCGGCGGTCGCGGTCGCCCAGCATCAACAGGGAAATGTTGCAAATGTTCCAGATCAGAAGTTCGATACAGCGGCGCACTGCATCTGTTTGGCGGATGGCCACGGCTACCAGCATCCAACATCCGACACGAAGGATGCTTGCGAGTTGGTCGGAGGAACGTGGGTAGACCCGGCACCCCAGACGGCAACGAAGGTGTGCATCACAGACAAGGGGTTCTATCCACCCGAAGTGACAGAGAAAGAGTGTCTCGCAAAAGGTGAGCATGGACGCATGGGTGAGATACATGCCACTGCCATGCTGTCAATACCGAAAATAAACACTGGCGCGTCCGAGATTGACTCCCAGACCGGTCGAGTAGTCAAACTATCCGATGAAGAGTATGCGCGTCTCCAGAAGCTCCGCCAAGCCGTTGCCGACGAGGAGATGAAGATTGCAGCGGCGCACGGGGTTTTGTTGGTTCCAAAGCTGATTCATGCAGGGACGAACACCTGTCTTGCCACCAGCTACATTACCGGATTCCCGTCTTGCGACACAGATCAATATCAGTCAGCCGACCATTGGCAGTTCCGTGGGCAGTGGCTATTCATTAATATCCCAAAGGCAGCGCAGACGGAGGCAAAATAATGCTATTCAAAATTGTCAATCCATCTGACCCATACACAATCGAGGCGAGTTCTCTGGACGTTGCTGTGATGGACTCTGTCCTGCTCGGCCAAGGTAACTATCAGTTCACTTCACTGGACGGCGGACAGAACATTCCATTCTTTGCCTTTGGTGGCGGGGATAAGTGGAGCAAAGAACACTTCAATGAAACTCTCATGGAACTGTCGAATAGGGTGATGGACACGAAACTGGATGAGGTTGCCGCCTCTCTGGATTCTGTGCTGTACGGAGACGAACAGGAGAGAGTACAATTCCTAGCGAAGACGAAGGATATGGATCGGAACGACTTCATGGCCGAAAGAATCATGCGGCAGGACAAGAATCGTTCTTCGATGAATGAAATCGGTGAGCGAGCTTACCGCATGGCGGCTCAGTTGCGGAAGTCGATTCAAGAAGGAATCAGCACTCTCCAGTAGAGCAGCATCGGAAAGGACATACAGGTGGGCAAAGGTAAATCTCCAGCGTGGTCAATCAAAGGGTGCATATATGAAGATATTCCAAACGAGTTATCGCACTGGGAGCTATTTCTCATCGCGGAAGGGATAGAAGAAGACAAAGCGATTGGTAATCCGAAAGTTCTGGAATTTATTGTAAAGAACTCACATCTATACTTTGTCCCGACTAAAGTTCTAAAGGCGTATGGAATGGAGTGGTACGATGCGTAAGCAAATACTCCCTAACACGCCACGAAGGGAGAAGGTAGATGCCGTGGCGAAAATAGTAAAGAGCGTATGTGGAGTATCGCAGTCTGACGCCTTCAATATTGCGAAACAGGCTTGCGTGTTTAATGTGCAGAGAAGGAATGTAGGGAAGGAATCCGGGAGAGGAAAATAATGGCACGTATTGCATCAGAAGAAACTATCTACGCTAGAGAACTTGGCATTACGAGTAAATATGGATATAGAATAATACGACGGCTTGGAGGCTGCGAGAAACTTCGTGCGCTGTCGTCTGAGTGCAGGAATGTACTCCTAGCTCCATCTGGAAACGGGAACAGCCTTGAACTCCACAAGGGTGGCTTGAGGGCGCGAGGGATGTTACGGGCGAAGGACATAAGGCTCCAGCCATGAGTACACAGCAATCTTTATTTGAGGAACGCGCTGCTCCGACCGTAGGTACGTTGAACGCCTTTGTGCTAGATATTATGTCGGACGGGAGATGGAGAATGCCGTATGAGCTATGCGACATTATTCTTCGGACGCACAAGGTTAGGATCAGCGATTCGTCAGTTACTGCCCGTTTAAGAGATGGACGCAAGGCTAAGTTTGGTAGCCACAATGTAGAAAAGCGTATCCGCGAAGGATCGAGAGCATACGAATACAGAATAGTCCGGGAGGAACTATGAGCAACAGGCAACCAACTGAAGAATCGTTTCTGAACGATGTAGAGAAGCATGAGATGAAGGTTCTGCTGGACAACGGCATCTACCGTCACCTTCGATTCAAGCAACCGGGTTCAAGTAACATGTGGTTCGATGTTGTGACGTGGCCGGGATTTCTCGCCTATGCGGGCGACATGGGAGCGTTCGTCTTTGCTCGGCTGGAGGATATGTTCGAGTTCTTTCGGACGCGTCCAGACGACAAGGACAAGCTATTTATAAACACTGGCTACTGGGGTGAGAAGCTGGAGGCTGTAGATCGCTACGGGAGAGAGAGTGGGTACCTAGTATTTTCCCCAGAGAGACTGCGCGAGCATGTTGAAGAAAGAATTAAAGGTTGGGTTGAAGATGGCGACTGTCCCGAAGTCGAGTTGCGTGAGGCTATTGAGGAAGACATTTATCGCTACCTTGACGATGGGGAATACGAGGCTAGGAGAGCGTTAGGAGAGTTCGGGTGTGAAATCAATGGTCACCACTATGAGTTTTCGGATACTTGGGAGTGGGACTGCACGGAGTACACCTTCCGTTTCGTATGGTGCTGCTACGCGGTTGCATATAGTATTCAACAGTACGACAAATTCAAAGATGGAGCAAAAGATGAAACCTGTATCGCCTGTAGCCTATGATCCAGAAACCCGTTGGGGAATATCGGAAGTAGTATTCGCCAAAGATCAACCTCAGTACGCCCCTTTGCCATCCTTGAAGTTCTCAGACGGCTTGGTGGTTACGCGATGGAGTTTGTCATGGGCGGAGAGGATACATCTTATCCTTGGCGGTAGCTTGTTTCTTGGCATATTGACGTTCAACAAACCCCTGCAACCGATCCGCATGTCCACCAAGGTGGATGATGTTGTCGGTCTGATGCCGAAGGACGAGTAAGTGGCTGATCTTCGTTCCCCGTTCCCTTGGTTTGGGGGGAAATCTCGTGTTGCGGACTTGGTTTGGGATCACTTCGGCGATGTGCCTAACTATGTCGAGCCGTTCTTCGGGTCAGGAGCGGTACTGCTTGGGCGTCCGCACACCGCGCATACTGAGACAGTAAATGATCTGGATTGTATGGTAGCGAACTTTTGGAGAGCCTGCCAGAATGACCCCGATGAGGTAGCTTTCTATGCCGACTCTCCCGTAAACGAGTCCGATCAACATGCGCGTCATCTATGGCTGGTTTCGCAGGAAGAGTTTCGAGAGAGGATGAAGGTTGACCCTGATTTCTATGATCCAAAGATTGCTGGATGGTGGGTGTGGGGGCAGTGCGTGTGGATTGGATCAGGATGGTGCTCAGTACAGCTACCGCATCTAGGGGACGCTGGACGCGGTGTGAATCGACAGCTACCGCATCTAGGGGACGCTGGACGCGGTGTGAATCGACAGCTACCGCATCTAGGGAACGCTGGAACAGGGGTGCATAGGAAGCTACCGCATCTAGGGGACGCTGCGGAGGAAAATTACGTTGACACTCCAACTCAGGCGTACATGGGAGAACTCGCAAAGCGTTTGCGGCGGGTTCGCGTAGTGTGCGGAAACTGGGAACGAATCTGTGGGCCTTCGGTAACGTTCCATCATGGACTAACTGGCGTGTTCCTTGATCCACCTTATGCCGACACTGCTGGTCGTCAGGACAATATCTATTCTTCAGACAGCAACGACGTGTCCCATGAGGTTAGAGAATGGGCTATCGAAAATGGAGATAATAGAGAGATGAGAATAGCTCTTTGTGGCTATGAAGGTGAACACACTATGCCGGACTCATGGGAATGTGTTGCATGGAAGGGGTGCGGGGGGTATGGATCGCAAGGCAACGGATCGGGAAGAGAAAACGCAGATCGGGAGCGTATTTGGTTCTCTCCGCACTGTCTGGGGGTTACGCAAAATGTTTTCACGTTTTCCGCTTGACAACTGCGCCTCATAAGCGCAGAGTATCAACATACCGAATCCGGGAGGATGAAAATGTACTCAAAGTTTACGACGATCTCACCTACAGAAGCCGCTCTCTGGCTGGACACGAAGAACAGTAACAATCGCCCCGTATCCCAATCGACTGTGGATCGCTACATCCAAGAGATTAAATCTGGCAGATGGAAAACAAACGGCCAGCCTGTGATCTTCTCGAAAAGCGGCTGGTTGATGAATGGCCAACACCGCCTAAAAGCGATTGTTGCCGCCAATAAATCCATCGAAACTCTGATTGTATGGGGAATTGATGACGATGCCTTTGACACGATTGACGATGGAAGCCAACGATCTTTGGGAGACGTGTTTGCCATTAGGGGGGAAGGACAACCTAAGCTGCTTGGCTCTGGAGTACGGTTTCTTTGGGTCTATGCGACAGGACAGATTGCTACTCGTGACTTGAGGAAGGGGAAGATTGCTACGAAGCCGCTGCTTGAGCAGACACTAGAGAGGCATCCGGGGTTACGTCAGTCTACGAAATTCTACGCAATGCTCAAGTCGCGTCCGGGAGGACTCCTGATCGCCTCTGGTATGGCGATAGGACTTCACTACCTGTTTGCCTTAGTGGATGAGAAGAAGGCAGATGAGTTCTTCAATGTCCTTCAGTCTGGGGTTGGGCTGACAGAGGGGCATCCTATTCTTCTCCTTCGCGCTCGATTGATTTCGGGGAAGAAGGAAGCATCCATGAACCTGACCAGCTTGGCGATCTACTTCTTCACTGTCACGACATGGAACGCTTTCGTTTCCGATCAACCGCTGCGGAGACTGGCATTCGTGCAGGACGCGCCTCCGCCTGAGATTGATAATCTTCCTAAAAAATTCTTGAAGGACTTACTGTAAGAGAAACTATAAAGGAGAAACAAACATGGCAGCATTGACAGAGCAGCAGAAGTACCTCTTGGGACGCATTCCTAACCAGTACGCTTTCAAAGACCCGGATGTAGTAGAACCAACCGAAGTCAAGAAGGCCCGCAAGGTCATTGCAGCGTTCGACGATAAGACAAGCAAATTTTTCTCTGAGCGAAAGAAGAAGTTCGCCAAGGCTCGCAAGATAGCTATAGAGACGGTCTACTTCAAACAGCCGGAGAAGGCTTTGGAAATCATCAAGGCTCTCGAAGCTGAGTTTCCCTGCAAGGATTAGGACTTGACATGGCGCAGAAACAGCCTATACTCTAAAACTGCGCATCACATAACGCCGCAAGGAGAACAGAATGCCTCGTCCTAAACCAACAGCAGATGACATCAAGGAACGGAAAGCACTCGCCAAGACCTTCAAGGTGTTTCGCCGGGATTTTAAGATCACGCAGCGAGCCTTGGCCGACCTGATGCGCGAACCCGGCGACGACAGCCCTGCTGGTTGCAGGAGAACGATTCAGATGATCGAAAGCGGGAAGATTAGTCCGCACAAGTCCACCTTGACCCGCTTTGCCATCGTGAAAAACCGCTACGAATCGGAAAACGCCTAATAATTTCATCCGGGAGAACCAAAATGCAGCCATTCCAGCAGAGAGTAGTAACAGAGCGTGACGAACTGTCCGAGAAGTTGACCAGTCTCGACTCTTTCATCGGCGGGGAGATATTCAAAGTCATTCCAGCAGAAGAGAAGATTCGTCTTGCAAAACAGGCTGGAGTGATGAAAGAATATCTCGACATTCTCAACGACCGTATCAACGCTTTTCCTCCCCCAAGTTTGACAATCGTTCCATAAGGAGAATCATGGCATCCGATCTAACATTTATTCCTGCGCTCTCCGGCGAAGAAATCGTCGTTGATATTTGTGGCCTTATCGCCGAAAAACTGCGTTCCGACTGCAACCTACGCCCGATTGATGGTTATGCTGGCGGGTACAAAGCAACCGTAAAGATTCATCTTGAAGCATTTGGTCTGGATCAGGCGGTCGTGGACTATACGGTTGAGGCAGACGAAACCGGGCCGGTACAGGACACTGAGAATCCTGTTGACCTAACGGAGCCGGATGTTCTGATCGACACTGAGGTTGAGGTTCCTGTTGAGCCTGACCTGAGTCTTGTGCGTGAGCGTGGGCAGCAGCCTACTCCTGACTTCGAGGCGAAGCCTGAGATCACGGCTGATGGACCTGTCATGCCGTCGAAGCGGAAGTATTCGAGACGGTTGAAGGCATTGGCTGTAGCGCAGGGCGGCGCGGCTGAACCGTTGAACGAATAGAATTTGCATCCGGGAGAATTGAATAATGTCGTACACTGCCGCACAACTCGCTATTGTTTGCCCAAAGTGCCATGCGGCTAAGGGCGGGAAGTGTCTGGACAAAACTCTGTGGGGAAGTAAATATGTCGAGGAACCTCATCCTGAGCGGGTGAGGGAGGCTGGGAAATAGCATGTTCGACCTATTCACAAGCCACTCGTATGCTCAGGAGGTTGCTTGCCTTCTCACGAGCATTACCTGCGACAGGACTAGGGTAGTCAAGACAACAGAGTGGAGAAGTCATCCACTGTGGATAATTGAGAGGTACACTGGAACTGAGTGGGTGGCGGGATGAGTAGGATACGGAAGTTCCTTGTATGGCTATGCGGTGACGACAGGAATGCTCTCCATGTCCCTCCAGTCCCAACTCTGCGATGCGCTAAGTGCAATAGGCTAGTGATATTCGTTGAATATGGATTTCTGGAAGAGGATGAGTGGCTACACGCTGAGGATGCAAGTCCGATTTGTCAGCCTATCGGGGTATACAAAGCATAGGGGAGGGTTACAGTGACTAAGGAACAGGAAGAACGTCTCGTGGTATCTTGGGAGGGAATAGCACGAGAGATAGGTGAGTTCAATGCAACCCTCAAGCAAGCCATCGGAAAGCAGTGGCCTGAACCAAGAGAACGACGAGACGCTGTTATCTCCAAGCTCCCCACAGAAGAAGACAAGATCAAAGTCCAAACCGGAAACACAAGCGGACCCATTGAAGACTGGCTCAGTGAGTTCGACCCCGAAGAAGAAGTCGGACCAAGAGAACGGGAATGGCGCGAAAAGCACGGCGAAACAGGACAATCAAAGCCTCCTGCCCGTCCCAAAGCCTCTCCCAAAGCCAGTGGATCGGGCGCAACAAGCACTTAAGCGGCTAGGAGTAGACACTCTAGCTCTACGCTCTGCTCCTGAAATAACTCCTCTCCTAAAGAACGCTCAAGGTGGCCTCAAGGCTGTCTTGGGCGCAATGCGTTTTACAGCAGAAGACCCTTCAATCGCTGCATTCCTAGAGAAGTACGATTCTGTTCCTGCGGGTGACAGGGAAAGGGTTTCGTGGGAAGCTATAGCACTGGCGGCAGGAGTAGATTTGCGAGTCTTCCTTGGCTCGATCATGCTTGCGTTGCAGTCTCAGGCTGTGAACACCGTCAAGATCATCGCCATGACCAATCACCCAAAGATCACAGCGGCCAGAGTGAAGTATGGACTTTTGCCTAGCGGAGAGAAGGACAGAACGGCTTTGGATACTGCGATGGGGTTCCTTCCGTCTCCGAAGGGTCCAACATTCATTGGGAAGGCTATCTTTGGTTCTGGTAACCAGACGATGAACGCGCAGGGGGCAGGAAAGGGTAATAGCTCTGAGGATGAGGGAGAGGAAGGGAACATAATTAACGTCAATCCAGATGAGATTGACCAAGAATACCTATTCCCCGATTCTAGAGAAATGCAGGAGAAGCTAATTCCGATTAGGCAAAGGATGCTGGAGGATGGCAAGTAATGTACTCACCCCGCGTCGTTACCGAGCATATCCAAAATTTCGAGTCAGAGAACCATTGGCTACCTGTTTTTCACACCTATGATGAGGTTCTCGGATTTTCCAAATATATCGACTCACTCATTAGACTAGAGTCCAATACTAAGAGTAGCCAAGTATTTCTTACCAAGAAAATCAGCGCGAGTAGACAAAAGGAAATAAGGCACTGGATACAGAACGAGCAGGTTATCTGTGGTCTCGATAGCAGTTATTGGGAGAGAAATTATGCATGGGTGTGCGATGAGAAGGGGCAAATATATAAATTCAAGAATCGCCGATCTCAGGAGATATTTGATTCCGTAATTTCTGAGTTTGATGAGAAACAGGTATCAATCGAGTTGCTCGTGTTGAAAGCGCGCCAGGTAGGACTTTCGACAAAGACGGCACTTAAATTCATACACCGTTTGATGTTTATTCCGCATACGCAAGCTCTAATGGCGTCGGTACAGCGCGATAAATCTGAACTAATTGGAAGAATTCTAGACACAGCCTACAATTACTCTCCTTGGTGGCTGGTTCCTAGAAAACTTCCAAAGCGTTCTTTCGACAACGGATCAATTCTATCAATTCAATCTGGTAGTCAAGCGACAGGACTTGCGCAGGGATGGACCCCGACCTGTATTCATGTTTCGGAGGTGGCCGACATACCGAATCCAAAAGTAGTTATTGAGGAAGGACTATTCAGAGCTACTCACTCATCGAAGAATCTTTTCATGGTATTGGAAGGAACTGGTGGCGGAAACACTGGATGGTTGGCAGATACATGGAGAGCTGCTAAGGAAGATTATCCTCAAGGGAAATCTCGTCTATGCCCAGTATTTATTCCTTGGGCGATGTGTCCTGATATTTACCCAGAGGGGGATTGGATTAGGAAGTTTCCTGTTCCTAGCGGTTTTGAATCGAAAATCCACGATACAACACGCAAGCATGTTATTAAGTGTGAGTCCTTCGTGCGCAACACTCCTTACTTGTCTAAGATTGCTGGACGCGATTGGCGTATGCCTATTGAGCAAATTCACTTTTGGCAATTTAACTATGGCACAGCCTGTAAGACGCATACACAGAAGACGTGGGCTGCGCAGATGCCTGCGGACGATTTTGAAGCCCTAACTGGCGTACACGACAGCGTATTCGACCCAGAAGTTATTGCAGAGGTAGAAGATCAAATCTACGAAGTGAGAACAGTAGGCGATAAGGAAGTAAAGGAACGTCGCATTCCCGTTCAAGCCTACGCAATCATGGGGCATGATGTAGATGAATGCTTCCATCCTGACCCTGAATCTATTGACAAGACGAAAGAGGAGATAAAAGTAACTTGGAAGTCCTATCGCGGACAGGAATACGAATGGACGATGGTTCCGCTGAAGGATCAGGACGAGAATATCGAGAGTAATACGATGGATCGTCTGCTTGTCTATGAGCCACCGGAGCGAGGAAACTATTATGCTTGCGGTATTGATACGGCGGACGGTTTAGGGAAAGAGGACGAGGATAGAACTGTACTCTCTATAACAAACAATAGATTCAAAGGGGAGAGTGACTCTCAATCGGCGGAGCTTACTTCAAATAAAATAAACTCAGCGCAAGTGGTAGCCTTTGCTGCGTGCGTAGGTGCGTGGTACGGAAAGAATTCTCCTGACGGCAAAGGAATGAAGTATGTAGTCGAGCAGATTAGGGGGCCGGGAGATACCTGTCAACATCAGTTGAAGATGATGGGCTTCAATAATCACCACAAGCCTCGTCGCTATGATTCAAAGAAGATCAAGGACGATGCGGGCAAAAAGGAAGGCTGGTATTCGAGCGCGTGGTCTGTGCCGATGCTTATGGATCGCTTCCGCGAGGCTGTGAACGGTGGGTGGTATACCCCTCGGTCGAAGTGGCTGATTGAAGAGTTGCGGACTCTGGAACGCCATGAGGGGGCAGGAAAGAGCAAGATGGAGCATCGCAGTGGGCAGCATGATGATCGAGTTAGAGCTGCTGCGCAATCGTACTTCACGGCGCATGATTTAGACATCCTCACGGAACGCGCTCAGAAGAGATCAGCACCGCCGAAGAAGAAAGATAAGCCTAAAGGTCCGGGGAGCGCGAATCAGATGAGCGTTGGGGAAGATTGGACATAGTTTCCTCTTGCTAGTCAGGCGCAGGAATGATAGAGTTTGCATGAAAGGAATTAACGATGCAGCGTAACGCACAACTGAGCAAACCCGTCTGCTACTATTTCAGTAATCCGTCCGTCTATGGTGGAACGGGCGAAATCATCATGGGACTTCCTGAGCAGTATGCCGCGCCTCCGGGCTTTGAGAAAATCGTTTGCACAAGCACCGCTGCGGCTGAGAAGTGGTCGGCAAGGATGAGGAAGTGGGAGGAGACGAAGGAAGAAATCGCACAGATGTACCAGCGGCACCAGGAGGAAAAGCAATTCAAGGCTGTCCTAAGCGATATAGACAACAAGATTGCGAATGCAAGGGACAACATCAACCGTGATTTTATGATTCAGGCTAGAGCAAATGCTGTAAAGCGTTATGAGGATAGATTCGCAATGACGCGGGAGAGTTTCCTCCATTCTGAAGCGTACAGCGCGGATGATAAGAGTGTTGCTACGCCAAAGGTACGGTTGCCGAAGAAGTTAGCTCACGGCGGAGTTTTCGAGGGGGAGTAAAATGAGCTATCACGACTTGAGTGATTCGGGCATGACGCCAGAGGCGATGCGAGACGAGGCCACGCGCCTTTGTGACATCATCCGGCCTGCGGTTGGCGATTATACGATGAGGCAGAACGAACTCAAATTCGTGCTTGAGATCGCCGACAAACGCAAGCCCGTGAGCGTCAAACAACTCTTCTGGTTACGAGACTTGAAAGACAAATACCTATGAATATAAGCAAACGTAGAGTATTAGCGGCGTACCCAGATGCAGTATGGGCAAAACACTTTGGAGCGATCTACGACGACGGTGATCCATCTCGTGAGCGCATATCTGGAGATACTTGGTGGAAATCGGAAGAGGCCGCATGGGATGACGCAGCCGCTCTACTTCCGAAGATATGCAAACGGTGTGATGGGGCTGGATACATCGTTCTTATAATGAAAGCTAGATCGGTTGGCATTAGTACAATGGCGTATCCTCTGGGCGAAAAGGTAAAATGCCCTGACTGCAAAGGAACAGGAAAGGTAGGATTGAAATGAGCCAAAAATTAACAGAAAAGCGTATTGCACTCAGGTTGGAATTCTCCCTCCGAGGCAAGAATAAGATACCCGCAGTTGGTTTTATTGGAGTGGGAGATTTTGGCGTCCCGTTGACCGCGCATGGGGATGAGGAGCAAGCGGTTGCTTTCTCAAAATTTAGTAAGGCTGCACATAAGTTTTGCAAGCAGATGAAAGACTTTGGGGAATTCAATTAGCATCCGGGAGATAAAATGAGCGAGAGAAAGTATTTAGTACCTGAAGGAATGCTGAGGGCGGCTTGGCACGCACAGTTACCCGCAGACAATCCCACGTTCGAGTGGGACGAGGGCGATGAGATGAGCCGGAAGTTCTATCGGCGTATCATGGAAGCCGCCCTGCGCTGGATGTCAGAGAATCCGATTGTTCCGAGCGAGACGGATGCAATTATCTTAGCCGACGTTTCTCTCCGTGCAGGGGATGATAGGAATAAGCAAGTTCAAGCTGTTGCGACCGAGTGGCAGAGGCGCATGTTCCTCGCGCCAGAGACTCCCGAAGAGCGTGAAATGATTGTCTACGAATGCCATAATTGCAAGAAGTCATGGAAGCAGCAGTTGCGCGAAAAGGTTACATCCTGCGTCTATTGCCAGAGTACAAACACTGAGTCTATCGCTACAGTATCGGCGGTTCGGGATTACCCAATCGCTCCGGGACCAGAGTTTCCGCGAGAGGACAAATCTGCTTTTAATTCATGGTGGTCGAGTACAAATAACCAAAATTGGTTCAGTAATAAGCCAATTACGATGAGAGACCTAGAAGAGACAGCATACTTTGCGTGGCGATCTGCGGCTCTCAGTGGTAAACATATTTGCGACTCATCGGAACAGGAAGAATCGGCGTACATGCGCGTCACTAAGGCTATGGGGGCGGTTACCCTCAGCGAAGAGGAAGGCAATAAGATTTTAGAGTTTGTAAAGGGAGCCATACACGCTGGATACCGGAGTTCAGAGCCATCGGTACCGGAGGCGGTGAATGACTTGCTAGTAAAGCATATTAACTCAGAAGGCGCACTCAATGGCCCAGAACACAAAGCGTCAGATGCCCGATATGCTCACAATGCTGCTGTTCTCGAAGCCTACCTCCGTGGTCAGAAGGTAGGTTCCCGTGCCTAACGTAACAGAGAAAATCAAGTTGAAAGACGAGATGGTTGCCACAAGGCGTACTGCCGATGGAACAGTAGAAATGTATCTTACCGCCAAAGGGAAAAAGGATTGGGAAAAACGCAAGAAGGCTTACATTGAGAAGATGCAGCCAAACTGTCCTGAAGGGTACAGGATATGCTTCCCCGGACAGTCCATAGACATGCTCGGAGCCAAAGAGCTATGGCGTATCCATGAGCATCACACAGAGCCGCACTTGACTCGCGTCCCGCAGGACTTGATAGACGACGGCAACGGTTCTCCTTGCGCGGCTAGGGTGCCCAAAGAGTGGGGAAGATGCGTGTACTACAAGGCGGTGCAATAATGGCGACATTTTCTCATGCCGAAATCGAACTACAGACTCCCGATTTTACGGTCGTAACCAAAAGCGGGAAGCCATATAGATTCCATTGGCCCGCAGGAGTATTCCGCTTCAAGCGCGGTGAAAACGTATGGGTGAGGGATCGTGGAACTGGTCGCGGTGGATACAGGATTGTTCCCGCTAAGGTTAGGGAGAGGCATCTCCATCCTGACCGGCACCCTGCTTACCCTAACGGGGAAGGATACGCCTTAGACGGAGACTTGTGGTGGGACTGCTATCCCGGTTGCCGCGTATTCAAGACACGACAGGAAGCGATCAAAGCAAGGCTGTCCAAGTGAAAAAGATTTACTATGTCAAGTTTGAGACGAGTATCGAATCCTTTCACTGGGACATAGAGGTTGTGTTTACTTCAGACGTGGATGAATATTGGAAGTTTATTTCCCCAATTTCTCTTTCAAAGGCGACGGCGTTTCATTTCCAACCTGAAGATGAGAACAAATCTATTCTTGTTTTCCCTTGGTCGTGTACCTATGGGCAGGTGGCGCATGAGGCATATCACTTAGTAGTCGCAATGGCTAAACATGTGGAGATGAAGAGTTGGGATGAGGAATTTGTCGCGTATCATGTTGAATATGTGGTTGATGAGGTAGTTAATTTCGTCTGCGACAGGAAGAAAAAGAGGAAGAAATGGATTATTCCAAAACCTCAGAAGGCCAAGTGATCGGCCCCATCCTCCTCCAGCGTCAGTGCGATGCTTGCAAGGGGGATATGGAACCCGCTGAGTGGGCTAAAATCATCGCCGGTAAGTTGAACGGAGAAGGACCATGGTTCTTGGGCTGTGGCACTAGATTTCGGTGGTGGTGGGGATCGAGCGCACAGTGTCCTTCTTGCGGCAGGGTGTATATGTCCGACCTAGATAGTTTGAAGCGGTACCGCGTGGAACAGGAGAAAACATGCCAAACTTAGTAATTCGTTTCGTTGCCACGCGCACTCCGTCTGGAGCGAGTGTTAGATTTGCCTCAATGAGCGTCTATGAGCATGTGGAAGCTCTATCGAGAGATTGTTCTGGATGGACAGGAGCACACGCGATAACGGGCGTTGAGAAGCGTCCCTTGGATTGGGATAAACATGTGATTAGGGATGATCGCTACAGTCTTCCCGTAACACAATCACAATTCGATGCCTTCCACGATGCGCTTGAATCCCAAATCGGGGTAAAGTACAACTATTGGCTGATCGTGGGAATAGCCTTGCACTGGAGATGGCTGGCTTTGCTGTCGAAGGGGCGGGAGGATTGTTCACAGTTGATAATCTGGTGCTTACAGAAGGCCGGAATCAATCCATTGAACACTTTGGCATCATACGACGCTCTCATCACCCCAGAATCGCTCCATCTCTCGCCGTTGTTCATTGGGCGACGCTCTCCGACTACAGGTGCTATCTGAGCAGGAGAACGATCAGGACGATCAACAGGATTCCGCCCAATCCGAATCCGCCGTAGTATCCCGGACCCGGACCAAGGTAGAAACCGCCACCGCCGAACAGGAGGATCAGGATGATAAGTAGCAAGATCATAATATGAACCTCTCTACGGCTTCACGACAAAGCCGAAAACCCTATACCCCAAAAATCCGACCAGAATCCAGAGAATCGCGTAGGCTCCAGCCCTGCGATACCACAACGGTTGTCCCGCTTCATAGTTGAACCATGACCCGAACAGAATGGCGATGACGTAAATTATCCAGAACCAATTTCCTACCGACATAAGGCACCTCACTCCCTATGATGCATGTTTGGCGTGGGGCTGTCAAAACAATTTTATAGACGCGCAGGAAAATTTGCGCTACACTCTCACAGAGTAACGACTTGTAGTGAAACGCCCTATTTGGGGAAGTGGGGCGGTACCGGGAGAGAAATTGTGAGAATACCCAGTGCCAGTAATGGGCGAATCCACGAGTTATTTCCGGGATAAAAGCGAGACTAGCTCCTGGCAGGCTCCTCCTTTTTGGTCACACCCAGAGGAAATCTACGCTTGGGTGGAGAGCCAAATTCAAGAGGGTGAGGGATTTCTTGAAGCCCAACGCTGCTACAAAGACCTCGCCAAAAATCTCAGAGTTTTTAATGCGGTATTCAACGATAAATGTAGATCAAGTTTAGTAACAAACGCCTTAAAATACGATATTCGCAAGTTCTGCGAGACGCTGGCGCAGGTTCGTGAAATTGCTGGTTACGGGTCGGACTCCCCAATTTACAAGAAGATGGCAGAGATGCTTACAAGAGTAAGCAAATGCGTCTACTTAGAGTCTGACTTCCCATTCCAAATCCTGAAAGTTCTCCAGTATGCCTCAGTCATGGGGATCGGATACTTGTGGCCGAAGGTGAGGGCTACGGAGTACGGGTATGGCGAGAGGAGAATGGAGTTTGACGCGCTAGGACTTTTAGACGTTATTCCTACGCAGATTCCTTCCCGAACCAACGACATTCAGGATGCCTACGCGGTCACGGTCTACGACTACATGCCTATCGCTGAGGCGCATGGCAGGTTTCCATTGTTCCAGAAGGAAATTCAGACTGTAGGAGCGCGTCGGAACTATCAGACGAGGATGCAGGCGCAGCGAGTCGATTACGCGGAGCGGAACCGCTACGGGGATACGGGCAGGACATTCGGTAATCTGTATGCTGAAATCCGTTACACTTTTGTGCGCGATTTGCGGATCAACAACACAGGGTACGAACTCCCGATGGGAGACTTGGGAACGACGTGGTTCTACCGTGTCCCGTTCGTAGGGCAACAAATATTTGGAGGGATGAGGAATGGAGAACCATACTATATTCCTGCCGAATCACAGCATTGCCGGGTATACCCCAATCTGCGGCTCATCATCACCTCAACAGGGATGGGTAAGCCAATGTACGACGGCCCCGCCTTCGACTGGGACCCTCGTATACCAATTATCCAGTACACGGTTGACGACTGGGCATGGGAGCCGCTGGGACGATCTATCGTAGGCGATGTAGCAAGCATTGAGACTACGATCAGGAAATTAGAAAGACTGATGGATCAGAGTCTATCGGCAGAAATGAACCCACCGATGGGCTACGATCATATGAATGCTGGAGGCCCAAAGATGGAGCATTTCGATGTCTTTGAGCCAAATATTCGTTACGGCGTGGAGGGGAATCCAAAGGACATTCTTCAATCAGTTCTGCCCGATGTACGTCCTAAATCTGAACACTTCAAGTTTCTTGAATACCTTAACAGCAAGGAAGGCAAGCAACTTGGGCTTGAGGATTTGGGAAATCTCGGCGCAAATATGAAATTGCAGATAGCCAGCGACACTGCTGACAAGATGCTCGAATCCATTGGGCCGGTAGGAAAAGGAATTGCTGCTAGGGTCGAGAAGGCGAACAAGTCTGTCGGGATGAGGGTAAAGTACCTTATTCTACAATGGTTTGATACACAGAGAATCATGGAATACGTCGGCCCTGACAAGATGGCTCCAGAAGTGTTTGACTACAAGCCAAACGACCTAGTTCCTAGCCACTTGCCGGACGAAATGGTTGGTGGACAGTTCCCTGAAACGGAATCGAAGTACACGAATCTGGAGCGGGCGCGGTGGTTCGTCAAGCAGATCAGGCTTATCTCTGTTCCAAGCACACTACTGAAAGTTACGCAGATGCAACAGCAGTTGCTTCTCCTCCAATTGAAGAAGGGCGGTGCCCCAATCGCATGGAAGAAAATCTTTGAGGCTATGGATTTGAATAATCCAGATCAGATCATTGAGGAAAGTTTCCAAGAGACCGAGAAGTTGGAGAAGTTAAAAATCCTCACACAAGTGGACATTCTCAAGACGTTGAAGGCTTTAGAAATCGATCCTTCACAATTAGGTGGCGGAGACGATAAGGGTGGTAAACCCCACGCTGGGGGTAGGCCAAATTCGAACAGCGCTCCGCCGAAAATAAAAGCGAAAGGTGCAAAGGGCGGTGATCCTCGTTCCACGGTGACTACGAGCTAATGAAAGTATATATCTACGTCCTCAAGCACCCCATTACCAATGAAATCCGGTATGTCGGATTAACTCGCTTTCCTGCAAAGAGGCTTAATAACGAGATAAATTACCCGCACACTACGCATTTACGGAATTGGGTCAACAGTCTCAAGAAAGAATCTCTTCATCCTGTGATGGAGGTGGTTGAGGAAGCCGAAGAGGATTTAGCCTGCGCTGTGGAGAAAAAATGGATTGCTGATATGAGGGCGAAAGGATGCAATCTAATCAACTTTACGGACGGCGGAGAGCGCGGGTATAAGTGCTCTGATGAGTACAGAGCTGCCGTGAGTGCTGCGTTGAAAGGCAAGAAAAGAAAGCCAATGTCCGATGAGCACAAGGCGAAGATTAGCGCTGCGAACAAAGGTCGGCAATTCAACCCCAACTCGGGGACAAACTTCTCTATTCTCAACCGTTCGCGTATAGGTATTCCCCTTAGCGACGAAACGAAGGAGAAGTTGAGTAAAATTGGGAAAATCCTGATGCAGGGCGAACGTCTAGAAAAACTCATACAGGCAGGAAGAGATGTAAAGAGAAAATCCAAATGGACAGATGAGCAGAAGTCCGAGATAAAGTTCCTCATACAGCAGGGATATTCTATGGGAGCCATTGCTCAATCGTATGGTTTATCTGTCGGTATGGTTTTCTGTGTGAAGCGTGGGCAGGTGTGGTCAGATGTTCCTACGGCTATATCAGCTTCGATTACACCTTCGTCGAAAACACTCAGTATCAGGAATGAAAAAGGTCAGTACGGGAGAGCAGCATGAAAAATAAAATCATGGACAGCACGCCTCTACCAAAAGGCCAGAGGTGCGTTCTCGAAGATGACGATAGGCTAAAGGGAGATGGGTTGATTATGGGTGGACCCGACCTCTCCATATGGTTCGAGCGCGATAAGATTTTGGTGACGACGATAAAGGATAAAAAATGGAAGCATACGGTTGAAGTTCCCAATCCTCTCCCTGACTCCTGTTGGATGAAGAGCAGAGATGAGGGTCCATGGTTTCGATGCATGAGCAGAGTCGCATGGGTAGGAAAGGGACCGCATGGTCACAAATACAAGCTATGCACCTTCCATAAAAGAGAAATGGAAACCGATCCTCGTATTGTGGAATGGCGACGAATGCCAAAGTTCGGAGAGTGGGGAAAGACGTTACCATTCGAAAAAGACGGAAAATCTTCCCCAAAGGGGCCAAAGGTGGCGACCCTAGATCGACGGTAACAACGAGTTAACGAACCAAGATAGTTAAGGAGATAACAGCAAATGCCGATCAATATCAAGTCGCAGAAGGATTCTCTGACCACAGACGTAGTAATTGATCTTCCTACGAATCTCAGTGAGATTGACCAGCTAATGCGCTCATCTAAGGCCACAGGTAGGGTCGTCGCTACATATAATCAGGGAGGACTTCTGGGGGTTAATGTAGAGCAGAAGCAACATATCTCCGAACAACATTCAGAAAAGGTTCGAGACATTGTGGGTGTTGGGACAAGAGAATTAGATGGTAAATAGAGTGCATAAATGCGCAGGAATAACCGTAATATCCTGCGCTATTTGAAATAAATCAAAAAAGTGCTTGACAATAAGAATGGTTTAGACGTATCTTGGATAAAGAAATTAGTAGAGATGCTCACACCTGCATCGCGCAGACCATGTGGAGGCTCCAAACCGGAATCCCGGTTGGGGCCATTAATTTGGCTTCCTTCCGGTACAAAACCGCATAAGGAGCCATCATGGCAAAGCGTCGCAAGATCAGTGTCAAGCCGGAACATGTGAAGAAGAGCCGCAAGCGCAGCCGCAAGACCGCTCGCAAGCACACTGCCGTCAAAAAGTAACCTGACAGCCGCACTCTCATAAGGGGTGCGGCTGTTATTACGCCCACGATAAGTTTTTTGTGAGGAACAAATGGCCGCATCTCCAATGCCAGACCCACAACAGCAAGGCTCTGCCACGCCTCCACCGGATGCTAGTGGAGCGGCTTCCTCGCCTCAAGGTGGAGATGGTGCGCAACAGCCCCAGCCTTCATCGGCTCCCGCCAACCCACTACAAATGCTTCTCGCCCGTTGGTATCAGACTGCCAAGCAAATGGCCGCGTCTGATCCTAGACTTGCGTCAGGAGCAGGAAAAGTAGCGGATGGGATTCAGGAAATGCAAACGGCTATGGTAAGCCCTGCACAGCCAAGTTCACCGCAACAGCAGCCACAGTATTAATGCACTAAAAATTGATTTCCGGGAGATATAAAGCTATGACAGTCGCAGAGATTCTTAAAGCCTCGGGTTTGGATGACGCCGCAATCGCAGCCTTGGATGCGAAGGTTCTTGCTGGATTCAACGGTGTTTTGACCACCGCCGAACAGGAGCGTACAGCCGCAGCGGAGTCCGCTAAGAAGGCGGAAGAGGAAAGAGTGGCGGCTAAAGCCGCGCAGGATGCTGCTGAGCTAGCGCAGCGTGCGAACAAACAGTTCTATGACGAAACCATCATGCCGTCTTTGACGGGATGGGAAGACAAAGAGAAAGACCTTCAAACTCAGATTGCCAACGCCAATGCGCGCGCAGCTTTCTACGAAGCACAGAACAAAGGCGCGAAGGATGGTGGATTCATCGCCGCTGACGCTCCCGGATTTGTTGCTCCAGTTGCAGGAACTCCGGGGCGCGATGGACAAGGAAAGTTCGTAGCCGGTGGACCCGGTGGAACTCCTGGTAGCCCGACCTTCACGATGGAGCAAGTGAGGGATGGATTGGGTGGAACGATGGGAACCCTGACTGACATTCAGTGGAAGTATCAGCGTCTTTATGGAACTCCAATGCCTGTTGCTCCGACTGAGCTAGTTCGTCAGGCTGAAGCGCAGAAGATGAATCCTGCCGACTACGCCGCAAAGACTTTCAACTTCCAAGCGAAGGAACAGGAACTTGTAGCTCGCCAAGAGGAAGAAAAGAAAGCTAAGTGGCTGGCTGAAGCTACCGCTCCTTTGCAGGAACAGTTGAAGCAGAAGGACAAGGATTGGCAAGCGAAGCTCGACGAGAAGGCTAAGGCTGTTGCCGAACTCGGCGGGAACAATCCTGATGTTCGCCGTGCAGCGATCAGCAACTACTCGGAAGTAAAGAAAGCGGTTACTGAAGGAACACGCAAAGACCCGCTAAGCATGACTCGGGAAGAGCGGCAATCTGAGATGCGTAAGCAGATTCAGGCTGACGTTGCAGTAAACGAAGAAGCCAAGCAAGGTGTAGCAGCGTAGTAGGGGAAAGCAAAGTATGTGGGTTAGAGGCAACAAGCCGGAGTTAGACGCTACGAAGGTTCCAACAGCCATCGACATTGCTTGGTCTGCGGGAATCTACGAAGGCGAGGGTTGCTGCCGCCTGTGCGGTGGAGGAATAGGGAAGCGCGGCTTCATGGTTTCTGTTGGGCAGAAAGACCCAGAACTCTTGTATAGACTTCGTGACTGGTTTGGCGGGAGCATCCGAGACCAAGGGCCAAAATATGATTTTCGTATTTGGAGTATTGGCGGAGACAGAGCCAGAATTTTCATGGCCTTGATTTATGGGTACATGACTGCTCGGCGTAAGGAACAAATTGACGCCGCAAATCCATTTGAGTTTCTATGTGGGGAATCTCCAGTTGGGATGTCTGTAGATGAACTGAAAAGTAAGATGATCGACTTTTACGAAGATCATCGCAAAGAGACATGGAAAGGTAACGTGGAGCTTTCTAGAGAAAACAGCCGTACTCACTACGCAGTAAACCGGCTAAACCCTGAGTGGGTTGAGAAAGATCGTGAGTGGAAACGCGATATGCGTGCAAATTGGACCGAGGAGCAACGGGAAGCGGCTCGGCAGTATCAGCGTGAATATTACCAAAAGAACAAGCAAAAGCAACCGTTGAACGTAGTCGAAATGAAGAAAACTGCCTAGCAGTTTAGGAGAAATAAATGCCAACCGTGAGTTTACCCGCAGATCCGCAGTTCAATTCTATCGACTCGAACAATTTGGAGTCGGTCCGCCGCGATGTCGTATTTAATCAGCTATTTGTGGACACTCCGTTCCAAGCGAAGCTGCGCAGAGCGGGCGTTTGGGAAGACTTCCTTGGCGGCGCTGGGATGACGGAAGTCATTCAGTATGGCCGTGCGCAGGGTGCGGCTGTCAATCCCGGCCAGACGGTTACGCTGACTCGCCAGCAGATTGACACCAAAGTGAAGTTCTATCCGAAACTGTACGTTTCTTGGTTCCCGATGGACGAGTGGGAAATGGATGACGGCTCTGGCACTGGCGGCGTGATTAACTCCGGCCCTGCCAAGATTGCGGACATCTATGGCCTCTACATGGAGAACATGGTGATGAACATTAACACCATGCTCGAAATGGACTCCTTCCGCCATGGGCAGGTTAACAACGCGACGATCAGCGACAACCGTATCAAGTGCTCGAACGGCTTGGACGAGGCGCTGAATAATGGAATCGACCCGTCGCTCTACGGCAACCGCTATACGACCTACGGTGGGCAGACGAGGAACGGAAACGTCGGCATCACTTGGAACTCGACTCCGAACTATCTTGGAACGGCCACGGGCGGAACAGGACAGATCGACGTTGCTTCCTTGCAGTCACTGTGGACACAGATCACAACCTGCGGCGGAAAGCCTACACTGGGCATCACGAACGGCTTTGGCTTCGCGGCTATCGCCATTGCGCTTGACGCGCAGCGTCGTGACATCCAATTGAAGAAGCACGATCTTGAGTGGGTAGCCTTCAGCTACAACGGCGTGGAAATTTACGCCGATCCTCTCGCACCATCGGCAACGGCTCAGTATTACATTCCTCTTGGTCAGGCAGCAAGCGGAGCGGCAGGAAACACGAGCTTGGTGGACGGCGTTGGATCGAGCACTCAGACGATTGCCTTCACAACTCCTCAGTTCACGAACGCGCAGGGTGGAGCGGTCAACTTCTCTCCAACCAACTCTGGTCTTCCGTCGAACACCACCATTCAGCCTTCAGAAGCGTTGTACTTCCTTGAGCCAGAGAGCTTCAAGGTTCGTCCGACGAACAAGAGCGGCTTCAAGTTTGGTGTGCGCCGTGTTCCGCAGCAGAACAACGTTTCGGTTGACGGGATTATGATGCGACTTGGCATCAATTTGTATAATTGTCAGCCAAGACACAACGCATACGCCTTTGGTTTCAGCAAATAACAAAGTTTTAGCAGCACAAGGAGAAACACGATGCCAAATCTTCAATCACTTCCGACCTGGGGTGCATGGAACAACGCGAATTTCACGTCGCCTACTGGTCTCACGGACATGAGCACTGGACAGCCGGTTGCCGCAGGTGGCTTGAATCTCGGTGACTACTTTGACGCGACGAATGAAGAAGCTGCAAATGCTTCCTATGCGTCCAGTGGAAGACTGTATGCTGGCCGCTACCGTCTTGTGCAGGTTGACTCTGGCGCGACGGCTGCGAACGTCAAGACTGGTACCATCGGATTCTTGCGTACAGGTGGCGGGGCTGGAGCTATCAGGTCGGTTGTCATCACCAACGCTGGAACTGGAGCTACGGCAGGAACATACACGATCAATGCCACGGCTGGTGGCGGCGGAACGGGTGCGGTGATTCAGGTTGTGGTTGCTTCTACGGGACTCATTACCTCGGCCACTGTGCTGAATGGCGGATTCGGATACAACTCTGTCCCAACCTTCTCGCTGACGACTACAAGTACGTCGGGTGGAACGGTTGTGGCGCAGTTGGATTCTTCGCCAAACATCGTGACCAGCGCAGATCAGATCAGTGCAACGGCAACAGGAGTTCGTCCAGTCGTGTTCTTGAACTCGATCACTCCGGGCAACTATGGCTTCATTCAGGAACTCGGAACGGCTACGGTTCTGAATGCTACTACGGCTGCACAGGTAGCGCAGCAGTTTGCTATCGTCACTCCGGGTACTGGGTTGATGGCGGCATCGGCAACGACGCTGACCACCTACACCATCGGACAGGTGCTTGATGCAGTGGCAAGCGTTACGCCACAGGTTCTATTCAAGGTTCAGCTTGGATACGCTTGCATGACGGTGCAGGACTAATTGGGATTGGGGCGGGTAATTCCGCCCCTTGTTCCATAAGGAGAAACAAATGCAACTTACACTTTTGAGCGGAAACTATCCTGACTCCATCGGACGGCGTAGTGCGTTCGTCGGAGTGGGTAAAGGACCAGCGAGTTACACGGCAGGAAAAGCTGATCCGGTGACGGTGAATGTTGTTCCGTACTACATCGACGTTCTGTTTGGTGGGGTTGCGGATACGACTGGAACATACGAAGCCACTGCTGTTCCGTCTGGGACGGGAACAAGGCAAACGTGGTCGCTGCGTTACAACGTGGTCAGCACTGGGGCTGAATATGCTGGCGGAACCGCGTTAGCTACATTGACTTTTCAGTTGGGTGGATTCGGCGGACAGTTCTAGGAGCCGTCAGTAAAGTCTGCACATTCTCCCGGATGCGCGACACTCTGAAACGCCTCATGTGGGAGCGATCCTATGTGGGGCGTTTTGGCTAAGGAGAGTAAGTAGATGAGCGACCCGCAGTTCAATTCGGTTGAAACGAACAGTTTGGAATCGGTTGGGAAAGGACGAAAAATGGCAAACAAGGACGACAACTCAAATAGCACACGGAAGATGATTTCCAAGGTAGAGGGGAAGTATCCTAAGACAACCAAAGTTATCAGCAATATGGCAAAAGATGCCAGTAGTGGGATGGTTGGCGATCTTGTTAAATACGGAGTGAAGAAGTATCAGAACAGGAAGACGACTGCGGGGAAATAAGATGACACCTAAGAAGAAGGCTTCTGACGCATGGATGGACGATGGGGACTCGGCTCACTGGGTTCCGACAAAGAGCAAGGCGAGGAAGGTCAGCACGCCAGTAGTTGTTTCCGGCAGGACAGTGAAGTATGTGGGGAAGAGCAAGGTTGCTCGGAAGAAGATTTCAGGAAAGTAATTGGAATGACGAATTGTGTCCAACTCGGATCACCTGAATCAGCGGAGGCCATCTAATGTCCTTCGCCTCGATGTACAATGAAATTCTCGGCGTGGCAGGGATGTCGCTTGGGCTGGCAAAAACGCGTATTAACGAGGCGTTTGAAGCGATCCAGAATGAGAATATTTGGAGCTTCCAATTAAAGACTGGGGGATGGCTTGCACCGGGGATGTTAGGTGGAGCTAATTCATCGTTTTTAAGCCCCGGTACCATCTCGGTTCAAACTTTCACGAGTCAGATCACTGGAGATGCTATTGCGTCCGCTGCGTGGTATGGAGCGAATCAGCCAATCATTACCCAATTTCAGATTAGAGTTCCCTACTACTCGCTATACAACATCATTGCGATTGGCGGAAACGGAACGATAGCTTACGCGACGATCTTCACTGGAGGTTCTGGGCAAAATCCTGGAACTTACACCTATCCTGTCCTCGATAACGGTGGCCCCGGAGTTGGAGGAAGCGTATCAATCACTGTTGCGGCTAACGGGACGGTAGAAACCGCACCTACACTCATAAGCGCAGGAAACGGATATACAAGCCCGTACATTTCATTTAGCGAGGGAGGAACACCAGCTACTTTTGTGGTGCAGCAAATCGCCGTCCTTACGCTTGATCGACCTTGGATGGAGCCAGCAGCCCCATTAGGGACTAATTATCTCGCATATCAAGCCTACTTCGCATCTCCTCCGGGATTTAAGGAGTGGTACTACATCGTCGATACCACAAATAACGCCACGATGGATTGGTGGAGTCTGAGTGCTATTGACCTAAGTGAGAAGGACCCGCAACGCACAGATTTTTCCCAACCGGAATATGTAGTTCCGTGGGGGGTTGATTCACGTCAAGGAAGTTCTACTTATGGGCAGTATCTTTTTGAATTATGGGAAGGGCCAACCGCGAGTCTTCCGTATACCTTTGGTTGCAAGTGCAATTGGCCTGCACTTGTAGCCCCCACGGACACATTGCCTTTTCCCTTAACTGAGGAGTTAGTAAAACTTCGCGCCATGGAGATGACGGCACTTTGGTCTGAATCCCAAAAAGGGACAGATATGGAACGCGGCTCTGGAGCTAACTGGCAGTTCCTTTCGGTTGCCTACAATAAGGAGTATCTCAATAGGCTTAAGTTATGCAAGAACATGGATAGAAACATAGTGGATTTGTATTTTACAAGAATGCGCCGCACTCAAGCACAAGAACCATTCGCAAGTGTTGGTGGTCAAATGAACGTCGGTTCGTAAGGAGATTATATGCCGGGATATGCAGGAGTCAATCAAGCGCAGTTACTTCGTGAGAATCGTCAAGTCGTGGCGTGGAATAACGAAACTGTTCCTGCTAGTGCGGCGAATGGATCGCTCAGTCAAGCGTGGCAGTTGGAGCGTGTACGGAGCGTTTCCTATCCGTGGGGATTTTCGGTTGAGGTAGCATTCTCTGGTGCGCCGGGGACTTTTGAGGTTGATATTATGGGGGCGGATACGGACAATCCCAACTACTTCAATAAGATTGGGAGCATCATTGCGGTCAACTCAAATAATGTAGGGAGGTTTGACTGTATTGGTACTACCTTGGTTTATCCGAAGTATGTTGCACTTTACATGAAGACGCTGGGAAATAGTGTAACGGTTACTGGTCAGATCACACGGTAAGGATGACTATGAAAAGGATTGTTCTCTGGATTTCGATGCTCTTGATACCCTTCGCGGCTCACGGGCAGACTGCGGTTCTCCCTGTCTACGCTTGCGGAAATCCTGGCATTAAAGCGGTAACGTCGGGATCAAGTTCGAGTAATTACCTAGAGGGAGTGATTCCCTCGTGCTTGGTTAAGGTATATCTTACCAATACAACCACACCGGCAACGATCTATAAGGATTCATCTAATACACCGCAAGCTAATCCTTTTACTGCAAACACGAACGGTTCGATCCCTCCGATTTACGCCGCGACAGGACAAGGTTATGATGTTGTTTTGAGTGGTGGAATAACACCGAATACCTATACCATTCCTATCACGCTAACTGATCTGTCTGTCGGGATAGGCAGTGGCGGATTTCCGATCACACTCGGATCAACCTCTATTGCAGGTAGCAGCACGACAACATCGGTTTCTGGACTGACGGTTGACGGGGTTACGCCGACCGTAATGGGATATGTTGACCCGACAAGCTCAATTCAGACGCAGTTGAACGGCAAGCAGGCAACTCTTGGATTTACGCCCTATAACGCGACGAACCCCTCTGGGTATATCTCAGGAAACCAGACAATAACTCTTGGCGGTATCCTGTCCGGCTCAGGGACAACCTCCATCACCGCATCGGCGGGATCGGGCTATTATATGCCTTCGACCACAGATGAGTCGAACTGGAACGGGAAGCAAGCAGCGATCAATGGCACCGGATTTGTGAAGTCCAGTGGGACTACGATATCTTACGATAATTCGACTTATCTGACAACCTCCGCCGCAGCCAGCACTTACCAGCTATTGTTGGGGTTTACTCCGTACAATGCGACAAACCCTGCGGGATACATCTCATCTGCCATCACTTCGGTCAACGCGCTCACGGGGCCAGCCCTAACGCTCGCTTGCGGTACGGGACTGTCCTGTATTTCCAGTGGCAGCACAATCACTGTTTCCCTTGCAACGGCGTTCACAATCAATAGTTTTACGGGAGGCTCAACAGTAGAACTTGGCTATCCTGTTGTCAACCCGACTTTTGCAGCGACTTACAGCGTGACTCCGGCAAGCGCGAGCATCACCAATACGGACAACATCTCTTCGCCCACGAACCTGACGACTCCATTTACCACCGCAACTATCGTCGGGACGTTCCAGCATCCATCGACTTCCACCACGACCTTTACATTGACTGCAACACAGGGGGCGACCTTGACAGCAACACAGACAATCAACTGGCAACCGGCAATCTTCGGCGGGGTGGGCACGGCGGGCGCAACTTCGAGCGTGTCAGCAGCGGGCACAACCGCCGTACTGAGTAATGGGAATGTGCTGGCGCGGATGCAACTGGGCGCGGAGACGGTGGGCGAGACGTTTGGACCGTTCAATCCATCAGGGCAGGTCATCTATCTGCTGCTGACTGGCGGATCGCACACGTTCATCGACGCTGGCACGGGGTTCCCATTCGCCTTCAACGCTCCGATCACCGTGCCATTCTTGAACGCCAACGGCGTGTCGATAACACTTTATCTCTATCAGTCCACAAACGCGCTGTTCGGGACGTACACGCCAAAGGTAGCCTCTTAGCATGAAGGCACTCGCCAAACTCGTACCGCCTATCCTCGCGCTGCTGCTTATGCCGACGCTCTGGGCGCAGTATCCACAAGTTCCAGTGACGGGGAACATCGGTGCGGGTGGGGTGTTTCCGCTCATCAACAGCCCCAGTGTGGTTTTTGCGAGCGATGCCGACCATACAATGGTCTACCCAGAAATGTCAGGGTCGAGCGGGGTATTGGCGGTCACAAGTTCAACCACTCTCTCGACTCAGCGGAACCTCATTGTGCCAACTGGAAAGTACAACTGGATCGTTGAGAACCTGACGACTGGCGGGAAGGCAATCTATGTTGAAGAATCAACCGGAGCGGGAGTACAAATTCTCAATGGATATGCTCAGGTTGTGGGGTGCGATGCGACTCATTGCTTTACCCCCCCAGCGGGTTCCGGGGGAACTGTTCTGTCCGTCACTGGAACGGCTCCAATTTCCTGCACGAGCGGAGCAAATCCGTTGTGCTCGATGGCACAAGCGAACTCAACTACGAACGGCTGGCTTGATTACCCAACCTACAATTACTTTGCTGCGAAGCAAGCGGCGCTCGGCTTCGCCCCGGCGCACAGCGGGGCCAACAGCGACATTCTATCCCTCTCTGGGCTGACGACTCCACTCAGCACGGGGCAGGGCGGTACGGGCGGCGCAGGTGGCACTGGATACGCCTACGACAACGGAAGTTCCCCATTCAGTTACTCCACTACGATTCCCTTTAGCTCCATCACGGGGTTAGTTCCCAATGCTCAACTTCTAAATCCGTCCACAACTGTCAATGGACAAACGTGTACGCTAGGCGGTTCTTGCTCCATCACAGCATCGGCTGGGGCTATCACTATTGGTTCGACAACGATCATCGGCGGAACAGACGGGGATATTGAGTACAACAACAGTGGCACGTTGGGCGAGAAGGGCGTGACGGGAACAGGGAGTGTGGTGCTGGCCGCATCGCCGTCCATCGCAAGCCCTACGGTAACAGGAGCGTTCACTGCAAACGGGTTGGTGACGAATGCAGACCTGACCTATAGCACTATCAGCGGAGTTTCGCTGGGGTCGAACCTCCCCAGTTTGACCTTCAATAATGGGGGGAGTGGGGCAGTATCTGGAAGTGCCTACAATGGGTCTAATGCTTTGTCCGTAAGCTACAACACAGTGGGAGCATCACCTCTAGCGGGTAGTACCAGCCTGACTACGCTGGGTACGGTGACGACCGGAACTTGGCAGGGGGATACCATTGCTTCTACCTACGGCGGCACGGGTGGATACGGCACGGGATACCGATATGGAAACGGAGCATCGCCAGATACTTACTCGACGACAATCCCGTGTTCCTCGATCTCTGGCGGCGGAGACTGTCTTGGTGTTGGAACTTTGACTGCATACTCTGTCACCTTGACGGCTACGGAGGTTGGAGGCACTGCAACAGCCACATGCATGACAAGTATAAATAATATGTCTTGTAGCTCTATTGCTGGGAATGTTTCGATTGTGGGAACTGTCCCTTTCACGGACGGCGGAACATTGATAGTTACGCCCTCTACTCCCTATTCAGCGAACACCTTTTGCAGTGTAAATCTCATCCCTTACCTGAACGCAATCCCCGCTGGGACTTTGTATATCCCAAATATAGGGGGTTTTAGCGCTGGGGCACTTGGAATTGTTTGGAATACCAGTCTAACTACTGTTTATTTTAGCTACTCCTGCCAGTTGAATGGCCCGGTATACGTTCCACCCCTCTACTAGTAACTTATGAAAACACTCCTCAAACTCGCTCTCTTCCTGCTTCCGATGACGGTGCTTGCTCAGGCTCCGCAGATACCATTGACCGGCAATATCGGCTCTGGCTTCAATGGCCCACTCATCAATTCGCCAGCGGTCATCTTCGCCACGGACGCAGACCACACGATGGTCTACCCGGAGATGAGCGGATCGGGCGGAACGATCATCGTGACCAGTACGCCTTCTCTAACAGCTACGCGAAATCTGATTGCTCCCAACACGGGCATCTTCAACTGGGTGGTCAGAAACAACACGACGGGCGGACAGAGTATCAACGTCAAAGTAGCTGGTGGGACGGGTGTCTCGATTGCCAACGGGAATAGTTCAGTCGTGATGTGCGACACCGTAAACTGCTATGTTCCGGGTGGGCAGAGCGTGACACAATTCCTTGCTCCGTATGCCTCATGGCCGTCGTGGTTGGTGCCGACGGTGACAAACCAATACACGACACCATCACTGGCGGTGACGGCTGCCTACACGCCTCTAAGCGCGGTCACGGCCACGGCCCCGGTGGTGGCTACGCCGAGCGGATCGACGGTGAACGTGTCGATGCAGGACTCGACTGTGACGCCGGGAACCTATCTCAACGTAGCTTTTACGGTGAGCGCAAAGGGACTGATTACAGCGGCTGGGCCTCCATTCTCGGCCAGCTTTGGATGTACGCAGTGTGGGACTTATGAGATTGGCTACAGCGGCATTACAGCGGCTTCGGGTGCGATCAGCTATGCCAACCCTTCAGTGCCGACCAGTGCAAGCGTTTCCGATGGGACGAACACCGATACCCTCTCGACTCCGTTTACCTCATGGGTTCTGAGCCACCCCTACACGTCTAATACGACGTTCACGCTCACGACTCTGGGCAACGGGCAGACGGTTACGCAGTCGAACGGTATTGCATTCGTGCCGCGCTCTTACGGAGGGACGGGATCGGGAGGAGCGACGGGTGCGACAGCATCGGGGACAAGCGCGGCGTTGGTGGGGGCAAGCGGGACGCTGACGAATATCGGTCTTGGCTCAAGTTGTGCAGGCCAGAGCTTTACAGCGACGACTTCGGGGACACAGTATGTCTACTACCTATCTCCATGCAATGTGTCGAATCCCGGCGGAGGAAGTTTCACTATCCCCGGCCCCACGGTCTTCCCGATGAACGCACCGACGAGTTTCACTTTCACCGGACAGTATGGAGGTACATGGGGCGGCTATCTGTACCAGAGCGTGAATGCGTATGTGAGCGGCACGAGCTACACGATTGGAGTGGGGAACTGATGAAAACTCTACGATTGATTTTCACACTATTCTGCTTCGGCGTCATAGCGCACGCTCAGGTGCAAGAGGGCGGTCCACTCTACGTTCCCTCGGTTGGCGGCCCAGTGCTTGGAACCACGACGGTGACGATGACCAATGCGGCCTGCAATGTATTGTCGCCGGGATCGACTTGCACTTTGACTGCTCCGGGAGCAGCAGCAGCAAGACCGTGGTATCTGAATCAGAGCCTCGCGGGAACATGCGGCGGAAGTTCCACTATCACCTATCCTCTGGGACAGCACTACATCTTCTCGAACGAATGCGGGGCTGCGGTGACGATGGGTGGCGCGACCGGAGCGACGGTTTCGATCCCCAGCGGCGCTACCAATTTCGAGGTCAATTCACCGGATGGGGCGAACTACTACATTGTTGGCAGCGGTGGGTCTACTGGCGCATCTGTCACCTTCGCAGCGACTGGCGGCGCATCAGCGGGATCGTCGTTCAACGGTTCAAGCGCACTCAGGGTTGACTACCATACAGTCGGTGCGCAAGGGGCGGGCAACTACCTTACTACAGATGGATCAATAACAGGAGCCCTTGTAAATCCGCAGGTTTTTCAGCAGGGGGTGTGGGTGACCTTAGGGGGTGTTTCAACAGCGAATCCCTTGCCTGCCACCGTGGGCTATAATTATTCAGCCACACCTACATATATGGATGGAAATTATTGGACAGGTACTGCCTCCGCGCAGGATGCGTGGTCTTTTGGTTCTGTATTAGGCACTGGGACTAATCCCACCAGTACATTGACATTTACTCATGTTGGCAGTCCAGGCGCAGCAAACATAGCGATGCCCGCGCTCTCGGTAGCTGGGTCGCCTGTCTGCACGACGGCTACGGGATGCGGTAATACCATGACCTACCCTGGAGCAAACACGCTTGGTGTGGCGAATAGTGGAAACACTGCATGGCGCACTCCGCTATTTAGTGACATTACAGGCTTATTCGGTTCTGGCTCTTGCTCTGGACTATTGAAATCTGACGGAACATGTCCGCTTGCATCCACGCTCAACGTGAACTCTGCGCTTACGGCATCCAACGTGCAATGCTATCTGCAAGACACCTGCCCGAACGATGCTATCTGGCAAGCCCCGTGGCTAACAGCGTCTGCGCCAACACTTGCGACTGGTTATCCACTCGGAGCAACCGACACGACGATGACGATTGTGACTCTAGCTGGAATGCCAGCTACCGGCCATGTGGTGACGACATCTGGCGAAGAGATGGGATACTCCTACGTCTCTAGCAGTGGAGGAAACAGCACTTACAATATAACCCGCGCAAAGCACGGAACTACAGCCCATGCAATTCCAGTCGGCGGGGGCGGCATGTCCGGGGTAGTGAGTGAGACTGCTGCTTGCTCAACTTGCGGCGTACTTATGCAAACCGTGAATGTAGGAGGAACCACATTCGGTGGGCAAACCAATGCAGGTTTAGAGCCAAGTGTCGGGGGAAATTATGCGGTCTTCAACGCAATAACTATGCCGACATTGAATGGTTATGGAGGAGAGTTCCTTGAAGCAAGCCCTGCTAATGGCGGGGACGGGGCTATTTCACCGAGCGGCTATAGCGCAGGTTCCTTTGATGCTTCAGGTGCGGCGGCAGCACGGGCAGCAGTTGGAAATTGCAGTGCTGGTCAGTACGGGACTGCTACGACAACCAGCGGGCTAACTTGCGCTCAGGTGGCGTATTCACAGGTAAGTGGTACTC